CGATCAGGTGATGCGCGTACTTCCTTCGGTCTTCGCCGTCCGGATCCGTTCTGTAATAAAGCTGTTCAGCCGCGGCAACTGCCGTTTCTGCAATGCCCGCGAGCTGAGCGAATTTTTCATTTTCCGTTTTCTGGTCAATCCACTTTTTGAGTGCAGGAAAAACAATGCTGACTGCAAAAGCAACAGCAAGCCGGATGATCAGGGTGAGAATTTCAGTGTTCATAAAACCTCCTATCTGTCGATCAGGTACTCTTCGAGTTCTGCCTTGACCTTCTTCATACCTGCAACATCGTTGCCGTCAATCCCGTGTTGGAGCAGGGCAAGCAGAGCCTTTTGAATGATCTTGTTGCCTTCCTCAAGTGTCTTGAGTCGGCGGTTGTCGTTGTCAAGCAATGCGTCATGCTTTTTAAGCCATTCCTCGTGTTTGTCCAGGCGCTCATTCTGCACCCTGTTCGGCGCTTTGGCTTTGTTGATGATTGAGTAGATGACGCCGACAGCACCCGCAGTAGCCGTGATAACAGCACATGCTCCAAGGAAAATTCCAAGTATGTCCGAAGGTGTCAGCATGATTGGCGTGTTCATTTTGGAATCCTCCTAGATTCTGTATACATCGTGCTTCTTGCTTCTGGTTGTCGTTACCGTGATTGTATTGCCCTGCACGTCCATATAAATCTGTCCATCCTCCGCATTCCGGTAGACAGTACCGCCGACCGCTTCAACCTTCTTCCGGCTACCGCCACGGCCTGAACGTTCAAGGTGATGGTAGTTTGAAAAGGCGATTCGGGGACGGATGCACTTCATCAGCTTTTCGTTTATGGCGTTCCCGTCTCCATGCCATTGGAGTTTGAAAACGTGCGCGGGCATGTCTCCGAGGCTGTCCACCATAACATTATTTGCCGGATTTGACATATCCCCCGCAGTGTGGAAAATCGCTTTCCCAAGGTGGAAACGCAGGGCCATGGACTCATTGTTGACGAAGTGATGCGAATCGTGTTCAGACAGCTTGCGGGCCGGGCAAATAAAGACGCAATCACAGCGGATTTCCCCGATTTGGATGGAATCGCCCGCCTTGATGTATCTGTGATTTGCGACCTTTTTCGCCTGCCGCCTGAGTGCGTTTCCGTAGCCTTTTTGGTACTTATCCAACTCTGTGCAATCCGGCAGATAGAGCCATCCAACAGGAAACGCCTTGAGGATGTTTGACAGGCCGCCGTAGTGATCGCCATGAGCGTGTGAGAGGAAAATCGCATCAATCCGCTTGACTCCCTGCGCCCTGAGGTCCTCAATCGCGACAGAGGATGCGGAGGCTTTGGCGCAATCAATCAGGACACACTTTGCAATCGTGCCGTCCGGAGCGTACTGGTAGATTGCCGTGCAGTCTCCGTACTGCTTTTCGTCCTTGCGGAAAAAGTGCTCGGCATGGATACGGAATTTTGTTGCTGTCGGGTCTGAGGGCTTGTACGGCAGACGGTTGACTTCGGCTTGCACCTTTGCGGAGTCATATCCGCAGAATTCGAGCAGGAGTGTGCGGACGGTATCTTTGTCATAGTTGCCGTTGATAACATCCTTTGCGGCCGCTGTAATGCTCTTTCCCCGCATGGCCCAAATTGCATTGATGCGCTTCTGCGCTTTATCCGCCCATCTGCCGAGGCGGTCAATCCTGCCCGCATCGTTGCCGTAGTGACCCGCAATACAGGCAACTGCGATATATTTATCCTCTGCCGAGTCAGCAAGGCATTTGGTGACTTCTTTCTGGATTTCCAACTGTTCGGATTTTCCGAACGCTTTGACAAGTGCGGTCTTGCGCTTATCTCCGGAGCCGTAGACACCGAGAAGCACGTCCGAGACGGCAATTACTAATTCCAGTCTGTCCATCTTAATCCCCCATCAGGTCTTTGTGTTTGCTGATATATACATCCCATCCGTGAGCCTTGTAATAGGCTTTCACGGCAAGGATTTCTGATTTCTTTCGGCAGTACTCGATCCCGCGGATTTTGCCGGTCATATGCTTACTGGCCCACTTCATGTACTCTTTGCGGTAGATTGTTTCCGTTTTGGGCTGTTTTTTGAAGTCCTCATAGAAAAGCCCCTCCTGGTTGACGGTCTGGATCACGCCAGGATGCTCCGTCACAAATCTCCTGACAAAAGCATCCCCTCCGTTCGGCATAACGATCAGGCCCATGTGGTACAGGCAAAGCACGATGTCTGCAAGGGCTTTATAGACCGCCGTTGCATCCGGTACTTTCCGCATCGGATTTTTCAGGCGAGACGGCTTGGCGCACATGTAATAGATGTCCGTGTTGTCCAGATAAACCCCGATTGCACCCTTGTCCTTTTTCTCACGGGCCTGAATGAGGATAAACTCTTTCCATTTCGGGCTTGTGACATCAACCCAATACTCGCCGGGCCAGCTGTCATATTTCGCAATCCGCAGATTTTCCACTGACTTGTAGCCGGAGCGCCCTTTTTCGAGGGCGCCGACATTAAGATAGTCGTAGATAAAAACTCCACGCCTTACAGCGGACTGTATGACGGATTTCGGGAGTCCTTCGGAGTCGATAACTGCGAGGTCGGATTTTTTTGAGCGGTTGAGGGTCTGGCGGACGTGGGAGGTTTCAAAACAGTATCTGAGTGCCATTATTCTCCTCCAAAAATAAAAAAAACTAGATTAAAGTGTCATTTAAATCAGTTATGCACCATTCTGCCAACAATTAATTTGATTAATGACTTCCATTGCCATTTTCCTGTATCCGTCTTGTGTAGGATGCACTGTGTCGGCTATGTCTGTATCAGGATCAAGAATCAAGTGGCAATATGTGCATCTGACTTTGCTTTCATCATACGTTGCTTTAATCTGTGCCAATGCATAGTCGTTATATCGGATTATTGTATTCCAATATAAAAATTCAGTATTTGTGTGCCTTGACTTGTCGCTGTTCGGTGGTGTCGGCAGATTGATCAACACTTTAATGTTGCCATTGTAGGCAAGGATGCTGTCAATCATACCCTTGATATATCCGTATGTCGATTCAATGATTCCGTCTGCACTATAAGTGTTATACAAATCATTGATGCCAAGCTGTAAAATGACAAAATCAGGCGTCGTGTAACCTTGATTTGTCATATAGTAGGCAAAATCAAATGTCTGCGATGTTGGATTGTAGAATGGATTTGTTACCCCATCATATTTTTTGTCGGTAAAATAATCGGAAGCTTTCCATCCGGACCGCCCCTCATTTTTATTTGTTTCGCTCCCATCTCCCAACGTGCCAAGCAATGCCAATGTCTTACCTTTGCCGTCGAAATATGACAGCATCCCACCTGTCAAATAATCCGAATCAATGGTACTGTCGCCAATCGCAAGCACTGTGCAATTAGACAGATTTTCTGCAACGATCCTCCTCGGATAACCCTGACCGCTTGCTTTATCCTGTCTAATAACATTAAGCAAAACATCGTACATATTGTAAGAAAAGCCGTATGACGATGTGAGCGCTGTTGTATTACCAAACTGAACGCCCTTGTTCAATCTCTTGAGTGGGTTGCCTGCGTTGATTACGCCATACTCGCATCCCTTCGGTGTCCCCATGTTATCAAAATACCATACTTCCGGCATTCCAACTGTCTGTCTTAAAGTTGTATGCGGAAGAGCACAACCGTATCTGTTAATAAGATTCGTTGTTGATAACTCGCTGTTTTTGACCTTGTTGACAATGCCTTTGGTTTCCGGCGTGATAAAATCATCAGCAATTTCAGCATACGGAGCAAAATAAGGCTCATATTTAACAGGTTTAGTTCCGTCTTTAACAATTATCAAATTAAATGTTTGACTTATCAGAGTGTTGTCAAACGTGTATATCACGTATTTAACACCAGAAGGAATTGTATATGCGGCATCATTCCAGTTATCACTGCCTGTGTTTGGAACAACGACTTTATTTGCATCATAACAACACACATTGCGTCTATATGCCGCAGTTATCGGACCTGTTCGGTACAGCTGTATCTTATCTCCTTCTTCTACAGGAATGTACCCTGTATGTGACATTGTAGAAGACGCTTCCACCGTGCCGTTTTTATAAACTCTACCGCTTTCAACTTCGGCAGGATTATACCAGTTAGCCGGATATACAAAATCGTATCTATCTAAAACATACTGATTTAAATCTGTCTTTAAACCGGAAATCTCATCACCAGTCTCTTTCGCACCCGCGGCCTGCCCTTCTTTCGTCAATGTGGTGTCAATGGTCAGCGTCCTTGCACTCTCAGCGGCGGCACTTGCGCTCTCAGCGGCGGCAGTAGCTGACTGGCTCGCATTGGTGGCGGCTGTCTCCGCTCCCTGTCTGGCGGTCTGAGCAGATGTCTTTTCACCGCTTGCCTGTTCTGCATAGTATTTTGCGTTGTTGTGATAGGTCGCATCAGTCGTAGGCACATCCACACCGCCCCGCTGACCGACAGCCCATGCTTCGGAATTGCCCGCCTGCTTTTCTGCAAGACTCTTCCAGTTGCTACCGGCTTCGTTGACGGAATCCAATGCCTGCTGTGCTCCTGCGGCGAATCCATCTACAGCTTCAACGGCAGTATCTTTTGCGCTGACAGCTTCGTCACGTGCGGACTGTGCGGCGGTCATGGCGTCACGTGCCGTGTTTTTGTAGCCGTTTGCCTGATTGGAGTACAGCGCCGCATCATACCTTGCGCTTTCCGCTCTTGTGGCTGACTGTGCCGCCGCATCCCTCGCAGTTTCCGCATCAGTCTTTGCGGATTCGGCTTCCTCCGCACTCTCTCCGGCCTCCTGCGCAACTGTCCCATAAGATGCAAGCAGTTCCGCATATTCCTGTTCAGTGCCTTCAAATCCGGCTTCAAGAGCGAGTCCATAAGCGGATACAGCACCTAAATCTTTTGTTATTACACTCATTATGCAATCTCCACTATAAGATGTCCGTTAGTGTCCATGGACAGGTCGGTGTTGACCTGATCCGTCCTCTTGTAAATCAGTCGTCCTCTTGCATCAATCTCCACATCAAAGTATCCGGCATTCTTGGCCGCCATCTCCGCGCGGTTGGCGTCAACCTCCGCATCCTGCGCATAGCGTTTTGCCCTTGCTTCAGAACCGGCCACATTGGTCGCCGCCGTGCTTGCTGTGTTGGCGTCTCTGGCGGCTTGCGTGGCATACTGACTGGCGGCCTGTACACATTCCAGTGCGCTGTTTTTGTAGGACTCCGCTGACTCAGCATAGCCCTGCGCATCACTGGCTGACTGCTGTGCGCTGTCTCCGGCCTGATTGAGAGCGTTGATAGCCTGTGTGATGATGTTGGCCTGCTCCGGTGTCGGGTCCGCACCGTCCACAACTGCCCTGATTTTAACGGGGATCTTGACGGTGTAAACGGTTCTGCCGGTCGTGTCATTCACAACATAAATCCAACACCAAATCGGGAGTCCGGTCTGCAAGAGCGCATCGGGAATGGTTACATCTCCATCGTGCCCGATGACCCTCGTTGCCGTGCCGTCCGGTCGGTTGGCAAAGTCGGCTTCAAAGTACTCCGGCAGGTCAGCGACTCCCGTGATCCGGAGGATGACGCCTTCATCAATTTTGTAAAGTGGTACGGTCGTTGTCGTGCGGAGTGCACCGAAGACCGCCCTCACATAGGTTATGTCTGCCATTTAACTACTCCTGTACTAGATTTGTTTTCTAAAAGGTCGAGATGTATCACGGACTATACTTCTTGCAAAAGTTTTCCGTGGTGTGCCTATGGAAATACTCGTGTATCGCTCTTTAAGCGCATCATACACATATTCAACCACGCTTGCCTGTATTGCAGTCGATCGTACCGGAAGCCAAATATTCAGTATCTCGTAAAGATCTACAGTTTCATTCATGGCTCCGGATAGTGTAATAGTGTATCGCTCCTCCGGTAATCGGTTTTCATTTAGGTGCTTGTTTGCCTCAATACTTAATCCAGTACCCCACGCCATCGAATCGTACACGCCGGACACGTCATACACTCCACCCAGAGACATGCAAAAGTGTGATGGCGTACCAATTGCCGATGTGCTTTCATATCCGGAGTCAGTATCTTCCGTAGTGTAGTAAGCCGTACACGCATCCAGTTTATTCAGACCATCAACCTCATGCGTATAACCGCTTATCTCGTATCCGTATTTTAGGTGCTTATTGTTGTTTACGACTCTGTTTTCAACTTCAATACTAATTCCGAAATCGCCATCTTCTCCGGTTACTTCTAGTCTTAATTGCTTACCATAAATATCGCACACACTGCCTTCTTTGCCGGATAACAGATCAAGCAATGATGCAGGTTTTCTAGGCATTATTTTTTTTGTGGCCCCCGTAGCAGTTCCGCTCATTCCCATTATGCTTAGCGGAGATGAAGATCCGAGCCACTCATTTCCAATGTCTGCAATTTCACTGACAAGTCCAATTACGCCTTGCCCTGTAACGTCTTGTGTAGCTATGATCCTTTGTAGTACAAAAATGGACAAATCCACGGCTTTCACGGTGATTATGTTAGCGTTTCGCGTCACGTTGTATATGACATAAAAATAGTGATATGCGTACTGATTGGCCCGGAGATCTATGACGTTAAAGACCTCCAGAAGTTCACTTCCTGATTGCCCTGCCGGATATGTTAGTACAATCTCGTCGTAATTTTCGTTTGCTCTTACCGTACGTATGCAAGATATTGTATTTGGTAATGCTTGTATGAATTTTAACGTATTTGCGTCGTATACCGCAGGAATCATAATGCATAAGCCCTCATATTAATTTTTAAAGACGGCGCAGTTGCTCCAGAATACACACTATTCCTGATATAAAAGTATTTGCCCTTTTCAATAGGGCAAACCGATTCACCAACCTCCGGCATGTATCTTCTGCTTATTGCATCATCTATAGACGCTCCGGTACTCAGAATATACGCATGAAGAGTTTCCGTGTCATATATAATTTGAGCCGCCACACGGCGGTTAAACTCCACAATTCTCCTCCATGTGACCCCCTCACCGTATGTGTCACCGTCTCCGTATCCAAATTCCAACGTGCTCAATTCTCTCAACTGGAATCTGGGAGCGATATGCCTTGCGCCCCAATAGTAAGCGCTTGTATCAAATCTGATCGAAGATCCCGTGGTTAAGTCATACCATACGTCATATCCCGCACTTGCACTGCTTATATCCCATTTCCTCGGGTCACAGTCAAACACAAGATCAAATGTCGCCGCTGTCTTATATGGCTTGAATTTCGGCGTTGTCCCACCCTTGAATTTCCCCAATTTCATGTAGTCAGAATGGATAGTATCTTCAATTCGCACATCTGTCCCCGCTTTCGTGAAAACACCGATATAGCGCGGGACATTCCGGGACGGGCTGTCAAAGCAAACGCATTTGTAAACAACATTTTTATTCTTCCACCGCCCGTTATCCAAAATCAGGTTTCCGGTGCGGTTTGGAATCTCAACTGTTTCGTAATCCCGCTCCGGAAAGTCCTCGTCATTGGTACGCAGGACATAAATTCCGTAATCAGAGGAAAGTACGCCGTTGACTGTAAAAGTAGGTAAATCAGTTATAGCCATGTCTTACCACCTCCCTCGCGCTGTGAAATATTCCTGCTCCAGACGGTTCATGATTTCGTCTGCAATCTCTCTGTCTGACTTGCCGTTGCCGTAAACATTGATGACGGGAGCGAAGGTCGTCCCGCCGACTCCGTCAACCACTTCCGACACTGCCGTCTTAATATCTTTGAGCAGGTTCTGGTGTCCGTATACGATTTCCGAGCCATTCCCATCACCAAATCCTTTGTTGCCGATTACAGTCGGGTCAGAAATCAGCCATGGATTATTGTACGCTTTGGCGTACCAGTCAACCGTAAAACTCGGTATGGACACAAGCCCGCCAATGTCAATCCACTCCCACGAAAAGTGCGGCATTTTGATGTGCGGAAAACTCCACTCGAAATCAAACAGACCCTTGATGTCATCGACTCGGTCCTTGAGCCAATCCACTGCATCACCGATTACACCCGTGTCGAGTTTCGGCAAAGACCAGTCAAAATTGACAAATCCTTTGATTCCGTCAAAAATTCCACCGGCTGTATCCTTTGCCGTGCCGACTGCATCAGTGGCAAGTCCGGGCAGGCTCCATGTAAAATCCGCAAAGCCTTTTATCTTATCGATTGCTCCGCTGACCGTGTCCCGCGCGGATGCGAGTTTGTCAGAAGCGGACTGCTTCAGGCTGTCAAATGAATTTCTGGCGTTTTCTTTCAGTCCGTTGAATTTTTCGGCTGCGGAAGACTTTAAATCATCAATTTTCTGTTTCGCAGCATCGGCGGCCTCGCCAAATTTCTGCGCCGTGTCGCTCTTGAACTTGTCCCATTTCTCTCCGGCCTTCGCGGCAATCTCACCGGCCTTGGCTTTGATTTTGTCCCAGTTTTTGATAAGCAGGGCAATCGCGGCGACAATACCCACGATGATTGCGCCGCCAATCAAAAACGGAGCCGCCGCCGCAAGGACTCCACCGATTGCGGGGATTAATGCGGCGATTCCTGCACCGCCCGCGAGTCCTCCGATTGCGCCGGAAATAACTCCGACTCCGGTTATGATGGATCCAATCGACCCAATAACCGTCCCGAGTATCACAAGGAGCGGGCCGACCGCGGCGACCACAAGACCGATGTTGACGATCATGTCCTGCTGTTCCGGGGTCAGGCCGTTGAATTTGTCGGTCAGGTCCTGCACGAAATCGACCACGGTCTGGATTTTTGGCGCAAGTCTTTCACCGAGCGACGTAGCAAGGACATCCACGGATGATTTCAGTCGCTCAATACCGCCGCCAAAGCCGCTCATCATGGCGTCGGCCATTTCCTGAGTTGTGCCCTTGGTGTTGTCCATTGCGGTCTGGACGGTCTGGAGATTGCCGCCTAGCGCGCCGACCACATCCGACATTTGAGTGCCGGGCGCGGCGGCTTCAAGGAGTCCGTCCGCGAACAGTTCCGCACTGCCCTTGCTGTTCTGAAAAGCGGCGTCCACTGCATCACCGGAAACGCCGAGTTTAGACATCTTTTCTTTGATGTCATCGAGAGACAGGCCGTTATTTCCGAGTTGTTCTGCGAATGAGTCAATCGTGCCGCCCGCCCCATTGATGCTGTTCTGGAGGCTGTTGACATCTTCCGGCGCGGTGTTAATCAGCGCGAGCCACGGGGCCATTTGGTTTTTACCGAAAATCGCACTGGCGGCGGCAATCTGTTCCGCTTCGGACAGGTCTTTGAATTTGTCGTGCAATTCTTTCTGGACGGTCGCGGAATCTTTCATATTTCCGTCTGCATCCGTAATGGAAAAGCCCAACTTATCCATCATCTCCGCGCCCTGTTTGGCAGGGGAAACGAGCCTTGCAAGACCTGTTTTCAGACTGTTCGCGGCCTTGTCCGCATCAATACCATTATTGGCCATGACGCCCATGTACAGGGCCGCGTCGTTGACACTGTACCCCGCACTGGAAAAGATGGGAGCGGCAACACTCATGGCGTTAGACAAACTGTCCACATCCAATGCGGAGTTGTTACAGGCCGCCGCGAAGACATCCGCATAATCAGACGTTTCCGCAAAAGACCCGTGGAATCCATTGATTGTCGCAACCAGTCCGGCAGAAACAGTGTCGAGATTTCCACCTTCACCGGCGGCAAGATTCATGGCCGGGGCGAGTGCATCAGCGGCCTGCTGTGCGTCAAGTCCTGCACGCGCGAAGTTCAGGGACGCATTGGCCGCATCCGTCATGCCGAATGTCGAGTTTGCCGCCGCGTCCTTCATGGCCTTGTTGAGCAGGTCGGCCTCTTCCGCGTTGTTGCCCATGGTCTTGTTGGTCAACTGCATGGTCTTGTCGACCTCGGCAAATTTCTGCACGCCGACAGTCCCGGCGGCCACAAGCGGAGCGGTTACTTTCATCGACAGCGACTTTCCGACCTCTGTCGTCTTTTTGCCGATGTTTTTCAGCTTGTCGCCCCACTCCTTGAGTTGTGCGGAATGGGTCTTTAGCTGATTATTGACGTCTTTTATGGCCTTTTCATACTCATTGATTTTGGCCTTGCAGTCATTAATTTCCTTGCGCTTTTTGGAGATGGCGGCCTCGTCACGATTTTCGGCCTTCTCCATGTCCTCAAGCTGAGCGTTGAGGATTTCGAGTTTTTTCTTGTACTCCTCGGTCGCCTGCGCAAGGTACTTCTGCCGGTCTTCGAGTTTTTTGGTCGCGGACGTGTTTTTGTCATACTGAGACTGCGCGAGTTTTAACTCACTATAAGCCTCGCTGGTCGCCGCCTTGACCTCTTTCATACTGGACGCAAAGTCTTTTGCACCCTTTGCGGTTAGCTCTATGCCAACTTTTTGAATTTCAGCCGCCATACTCTACCCTCTGCCTCTGTTTCGCCTTAAATTGGGCAAAACTGCCTTTTCCGCGATACAACCACACCTGCCACTGTATCTGCTCAAGCGTCTGTTCGTGAATCTGCTCCACAACCTCCTTCAGGCATCCGGCGGCTAGCGAATTATCAATCATTTGATTGACGTCACCGCAGACGCGATAGAGTTCGGCACAGATTTCTGCTTGCTGAGCAAGTCGAGCGCAAACGTAAAAAAATCCGCGAAGTCCTCGCGGGTCACATACTGCACAATCAATTCAAGATATTCCTGCGCGGGCAGGTCTTTCACCGCTTCAACGCTTTCACCTGTTGCATTAGACAACAGCCGCGCAATATCATCCTCGCACGCGCCGATGTTGTCCATGACCAGACCCAGGACCTGCCATGTCAGCGCGTCTTTCGCTTCCTGGGCGGCCTGAAATGCCTTTTTCTGGCCGCTTGTCCACTGCTCAACGGGGAGCGGGACAAGTTTGCCGTCCACATCCTGCATGGGCGGCTTGTAAGACGCTTTTTTGACCAGGTCTTTGTCAATGTCCGCGATGACCTGTTTCAAGTTGAAGCGTTTCAATACGCGAGTCATCTGCCAGACGTCAGTAGATTTCAAAGGTTTGAGTTCCATCTTTCACCTCCCAGTAATTACGGACTAGTGGTCTTAAGCGCATCGACAGCCGCCACGGTGAGCAGGGGCGCGGCGAAGAACTTGTCCTCGGTGACTTTGTCGTAGCCATCTTCTCCGGTCAGGCAGGAAATATCCTTGTTCTGGTCGGCGTCGAAGCCATACGCGCGGATTGTCAGAGTGTCGGTCTGATCAGAATGGCTGTCGGTGGAGGTCGCAGTCGTGTCGGTGTTCTCCGCAAGTTTGCATTTGGGATACCACCGCAGATCCATTGTCCCGTCCTTTTTTTTGATCGGGACGCCATACGCGAAAAAGGGCCTCTGCCTGACGCCGCCGGAGAGAATCACGCCGCCGCTGACCACATCGCCGCGCATCTTTGCGAGCGTGATGTCGTCAAAGGCAAGCTGCTCGACGGAGATCTCTTTGTAGCTGATGATTGTATCGGAGTCGTAAACGTCGCCGGACGCATAGGACTCGTAGCTGTCGGAGTTGTCGGAAACTTCGATGTTGACGACCGTCGGCATTTTGGCCACGTCGGCCTCGTACTTGGTAGAATCGAAATCTTTTTCGTTGAAGCAGATATACTGCGCGCCGACCGTATACTTTACGGCAGGTCTTTTTTCGGTGATTGCCATTACAATCCTCCCTTTTTGAAAAATTTATCTGCCATCAAATGCAGATAGCGGTTTTTGTTGTTATTCCATGTCGGGCCAATGTGCGGGGTCGTGCGCTTGAGGAATTTCGTCCCGCGCTCAACGAAAGCACCATAATAGCCCTCTTTGACCCATCCGACGCGGGCCGCTTTGTCTTTGTATTCCGCATCGACCAGGTCAAGCATGTGAGTCGCCTTGTTGATGTTCTGGCGCGGTTTAGGCAGTTTCCGCACATCATCACGCATCGCGGTCGCTCCGGTCATCAGGACGGCTTGGAGGCTTGTGTCACTCGCCGCATCAGCAAGTTTTCCGAGCTCTTCCAAAAAGTCCTCCATGGCTTTTGCGCCAATTACCTCAGTCATCAAAGCACCTCCGTCACGTCCACGGAAAAATACGAGTGATAGTAGCCGGGTCCGCTCGTAGCTTTGACGTATTCATGCGAGATTGCCGGATGCAGACCGGCGTCATTAAGAGCCTGCCGGAGCGCAAGCAGGGACTCATGCCGGGGCGTTCGGGAGCAAAACGACACCTGATAAGTGATGACTGTTTCGTAGTCGTTACCGGATGCCATTTCGTCCGCCCAATAGTAATCCCAGTATGCGATTTTCGGGAAAGTCTTCAGGTCGTCAAGGTATTGTTCACCCTCGCGAACACTAACCCCGGTGGACTTTAAGATGTTCAGAAATTTCGCTTTGGTTATCCGCATTATTCCGTCACCTCCTCGTAATCCATCGTGGGATTAATTAGGGTTAATTCCGTTTCCGAAAAGCCCTGCCTGCTGACCACATCCGCCTTGTTGAAGACCTTGTGCTGACATCCGTCAATGATGCAGACGCAGTTGGAATTGATTCCATCCCATTTCGGGATTCGGATTTTCCGCGTCACCTGCATGTCTGCCTGCTCAAACGTGACCCGCGTGCGATCGTACACGCCAATATCGCGGAACCAGACGGGGGCCATGACCCGCCGCCTGATTTTGCGCTCGCCGTCTTCGTCGGTGATGTCGTACAGAAAAAACATTCCGTCCGTGTACTCCGGCATGGCGGCCATCTTGTTATGATTCATCCGTGACCACCTCCGACAACTGCCAACTCCGCACATCCGGGCCAAAGTTGATCATAAACTCTTCGGCGCGGTGCATCAGGTCGTAGTAGACATAATTGCCGAGCAACTGCCTGCCGACCATGTCCGCGTCAAAATCGACGCCGGGCTTGAGGTTTTCGAGCCGGGCCGCGCATCTTTGCACAGCTCGCTCGATGACCTCATCCGGTGTGTAGGGCGGGATCTGAAAGTCCGCCCTGACCTCAATCGCCATTAATTCAATCTGGACGTTATCCATAATCACCGCCCTCACTTATAAAAAATTACAAGCCGCTCGACCGGGACCTTATGCCTCAGTAACGGTCTTGGTCTGTGTCACGTACTCTTTCAGCTTGGCAGGATTGAAGACGTATGCGACATTGTCATCATCCGCGCGACCATTGCCATAGACTTTGGCGATGAACAGATCCGCATCCTCCATGGCCTTTGTTTCGCGATATTCAGCAACCTGAAGGCCGGAGAATCCCATGGTGTAGTGGCCGGGAATGGTGATAACAGCCTTGCCGGTAGGCATTTCAGGTTCCTCGATGACCGTCACAGGCAGGAAACTCTTGCTGATGTAGCCGCCGGAGATGCTGTCGCCGTACAGGGCCGGATTGACGTACTGATAAACATCGGTAGGCTTTGCGATGACCACAATGCCGTTGACGGAGCGCTTGCCATCATTGGACAGATAGGACAGGACAGGAGCAAGCTGCTTCGGAGAGAACCCGGTCAGGGTAGCGTTGACGGCCTTTGCCGTGCGGGTTCCGTCCGCGGCGGTGTTGCCGATCTGTCGCAGGATGCCGATGGGTGCGACCTTGCCGTCGCCGTCCAGGTATCCGGCAACGATGCCGTTGTACATCTTTTCTGTCATGGTTGCGCGGAAGTAGATGTCCACATATCCGATTTCCAGGTCGCGGATTGCCTTGGGGATGACACACCATGTATACAGCTTGTTGACCTCGATGTTGAGCGCGGAGATGGTGACGGACAGCTCTGCGGACGCGCCGATCGCATCAGTCAGTGCTCCCCAGACAGCCGCGCCGGAGTTGGTTCCGACAAGCCAGTGCTTGACGTTGGCAGGGGTGAAAGTGATCAGGCCCGCATTGAGAATGGGATACTGGGTCCGGACATCGTCCAGAATCTTGTTGACTGTCTCGATGGGGAGGATGTCGATCTGGTTGGCGGTGACGGCCTGCTTTGCGCCGCGCTGGAGCATTTCATAAAATTTTGTCTCTTTCTCGGACAGAGGATGCAGGCCCAGGGACTTCTTGTAGGCGGCGTCCTGTTCTGCCTTGCGGGACATGGCGACAACCTTGTCGATCAGATCCTTGTTGGACTCAGCGATCACCATCTCCATAGCCTCGGTGATCGCGCCGGACTTGTCCTCTGCGGATTCGATCATGTTGGTGATTTTCTGCTTGAATTCAGTAGTGAGAGTGTCGATTTTCATATTCAAATCTCCTTCTTCTGGAAAAATTTGTCCCATCCGGTGAGTTCCGGGGTGGGCGTTTCGGGTGTCAGTTTTGCGGCGACTGCGGCGGCAATTGCCTCCACGTCGATGTCAACCGCAATTGCCTCGTGTGCGGCGTTTGTTGCGAACAGCTTTTCGCGGATAAGTCCGAAAGCGGACTGCCGTGGCTGTTTGCTGTCTTCCGGCTCGTCGATTGCCGTCGCGAAGCCGTAAGTGACAGCGTCCTGCGCGGAAATCCATGTCTCGTTGTCCATCAGGGCTTTGATTTCCTCTTCGGAAATGCTCGCCACATGCTTGTAGGCTTCAACAGATGCCTGAGTAATGACGTCAAGGTCTTCCGCGGTCTTGCGTAGGTCTTCCGCATTGCCCGTTGCCATCGTCCATGCGTTGTGGATCATCAGCACGGACGCATGCGACATGATACGGTCATCTCCGGCCATGAAGACCACGGATGCCGCGGAGCATGCAAAGCCGTCACAAATGGTTGTGACGTGTGCGGGATGCTCGCGGAGCGTATTGTAAATTGCCAGACCTTCGGACACATCACCGCCATAGCTGTTGATATGGACGTTGATGTTTTTCGCGGTCAGACTTTTCAGTTGATTGACGATTGTCACGCCGGACTGCTCACCGAGTTCCGGCCACGCCCACGAGACAATATCGCCAAAAATATACAGGTCTGCGGAATCGTCTCCACTGGCCTGTAGCATGTAATACTTATTCGGTTCGTGCACGCCTTTCCCTCCTTTCCTTGTGCTTGCTGGGTTTACGTGCGGCCTTATTGGCTATCGACTCCTCAGCGGGATCATCGGCGGGGCCGTCGCCTCCGCTTTCCTCCGCGCCTTCCGTCGTATAGTTCTTCGTTAGCGCCCTCGCAGTGGAAAATTCCGTGTTGAGAGCGGGGTAACCAACCATTTCAAAAATTTCGTCAAGAGTAAAGCCGATTGCCCGCAGCTTGTCGAGCGAATTGGCCGAATCCGTGACGTCGATATGTTTGAAGCGGGCAAGCCAGACAAACGCCCGCTCGCCGCGGATATAGTCGCGCATACCAACCAGTTTGGCGTTGAGCGTGTCGTTGATGATTTCCACGACTGGAGACACTGCGAACGTGACAAACTCGTTAATGGCGTCAGACTGCTCCAGTATTGAGCCGTTAAAAACGCCTATCGGGATGTCATAGGCCGCGGCGCACTCCTTGTTGATCAGGTCCGCCATGGTCTGTGACTCCTGCGCGGTAACTCCGGCGCGGATGTCCATGTATTCGAGCGTTGTTCCGGCCTGCTCCGGGATGATGGCAAGTTTTCCATCGTTAATCTTGCTCTTGAAGTCCTCAATGACCTCGTCGATTGACAGTCGGACATCCTGCCCGTTGACCTTGCGCCGGAATGTCAGGTTGGCGTCAACTTTGTATTTAAAAAGCGGAGTATGCGAGATAGTTTCGAGTGCCTGGACCGCATCCATCGCACTATCAAGTGACGCGATAACCGAATCGACCCACATGCGCATCTTGTCGGACGAATACCGAAAGTGCATGATGTCGTCCGACGGGATGCCATACGCAAGCGTGAATTGGTGATAGCCGTCCGTCACAACAATATCGCGGTAGGTCTTCGGGAACATTACGTATTCGTCCGTGTTGTAACTGGTCGCGCGATAATACTTCCCGCCATTCATGCGGACGACCACACAATCGCCGGTCAGCATGAGTTGGCGCACGACCTCAAACCAAAAATCAGTACCGGTCTGGTTGTCATTGGGCCGAATGTTCAGCCGGAAATACGCTTCATCCTTCCTGCGCTGTTTGCCGTCCGTGAGCACTATCTCGCTTTTTGCGATTGCTTTAGCTATCATGCAAGCGGCCTTTTCCTGAGCCATGGCGGCCAGATGCATCTTTGTCAGGTCGCTTGCTATGACCTGCATTATGTCGAGCACTTCACCGCTCGATGACTTGAAAAGCCACTCAAACATAGATGACAGTCTCCTTTAGTAGATTTGAAGAATATTCGGCGGCGATAAATGCCATAAAGCCGTCATTCTTCCTAAGTTTCGGTTCAATCTTTACGTACTGAATATTGCCGAATTTATCCGTCAGTGTGCCGGTGTTCTGGGTGTACCATCGCATGATTGCCGAATCGCCGTAATCGACTTTATGCTCCGAGAACAATTTCTCAACGCTCGGCGCAATGATTCCGCAGATGCTTCCAATCTTTCGGAGTAAGCGAACGATTCCATTCGGATTGTCTCGCGATTCAATGCTGATTCCGCGCTCCTCAAAAATTGTACGGAACAAACTGAAGCGGTAAGTGTCCATTGTGATTTTGACCACAACGTACTCCGAAAGCCGTTCCTCGCACCAATCCACAATCGCGTCAATCGGGATCACGGGAGCCATTACCACCTCAAAGTCGTTAAAGCCGTTCGTGCCTACATTGCCAATCGGAAATTTTATCGACTTGAGGAATGGTGATTCCGAGCAAATCCACGTGTGCTGTCTCCAGACATGCGTGCCGTCATCCGTCACGGTCAACACGCCCGCGCTCGCAAAGTCGCGCACATCCGCATAGTCAATACCGATAATGGCAAGCTGTCCCTTTGTGTCTGGCGTCTTCCGCACGACCTTGTGCGCGGTGTCGGAGTATGAACACGCAAGGATATTTTTCCAACTGGTGACGGCGTGCTCCTCGCGGCTCTGAGGCAGATTGCACCGCTTTGTGACGTATTCCGTCCATTTTTCCATATCTCCGCTTGCGCGAATTGCACCGCGGTCAATGGCCCTCTGGAGCGTTGGCAGATACTCCATGGACGGATTCGCTTTATGCATCGGCTCTTCTTTGCCAATCTCAGATTCCTTGTCCAACCGACACAGAAACGGGAAGATTCCGAGCGGATTGTCTCCGCCCTCCAGAATCCGCAGGCAATCGTCAAGCAGATGGTCGAGCGGGCCGTCCCTGACATACCCGTTTGTCGTGATGATGATTTCGCGGAAGTGCTTCTTTTTGCCTTCGGATGACTCAAAGACGTTTACCGAGTCGTTGTTTTCGTAAGCGTGATACTCATTAAAAAAGATACAGCCCGGGGCCTTGCCGTCCTTCGTGCTTGCATTGCTCGTGTTGTACCGAAGTATTGAGCGTGTTTCCAGATTTTCAATGACTTCCTTCGTTACGCGGAATTTGCCCTTGAATTTCGAGTTGCGGTCCAACTTGTTATAAACAACATTGAAGGTGTCTTTTATCTGGGCCTCGCTGTTAGCGACCAGTTCCACGTGATATTCAGGGATGCCGTACAGGGGTGTCTGGAAGAAATTGGCAAGCGGGGCCATGAGGCCGTCCTTGCCATTTCCGCGGCCCATCAGGATAACGATTTCAGGAAAAAGCGGCTCGCCGGTAGCATCGTACATAAACACAAACGCAAGGATAAATTTCTGATACGGAAACAGCGGGTAAAAGTTGCCTTCGATATATCGCAGACAATTCCGGTATGTTTCCGCGTCAAAACTGATGTCCTTGCGCTTCAGTGTCGGTTTAACGATATTCTTAATTAATAATTTGCGGTCACGATTTATCCATTTCGGGTGGTCTTTGACGTACTGGAGATAGTCGTCAATTTCCTTACAGATAATCATCCTTCTTACCCGCAAGCGTTGGCGTCCTGAGTTCCAGCTTGTCCAGGATCTGGAGCATAATACTCGTTTCCTTCTGAAGGTCTCCGCAGGACGGATTCGCAATCTGCTTGTCGTGGCCGTTGCCTGTCGGCAGTGTTAGCCGGATCCCATTCTTTTCAATATCTTCGACAAGTCGCTCTTTCAGACGCCAATGCTTCATGTAGGTATCGACCAGATCAACAGTGTAGTCCGTGACCTTATTCTGCACTTTCAGCTGGTCGATAAGGGATTCCCTTATTTTTTCCTCTTTCGCTACAGCCATAAAACCTATCCTTTCCGGTTACATGTGTTTTGGTAAAATGTCCGGAGTCGGGGGCGCCCCTCTCCGTTCCCCGGAAAAAAGTTCGGCGCTACTTTTCGACCGGGGGGATTTTTTCAAAAAAATTTTTCACCATTTTTCTTCCGTCGCGCGTTTTTTCCGCTGAATCGGTGCGGAAAATTCTGCAATTTTATCACGTCCATGAATGGCATTGTGACAGCCGTCGCACAGCGAGATTAGATTGTCTGGATCCAATCCGAGTGTTGGGTCGACATCATACGGAACGATATGATGGACAAGGTGTGCGCGGTTAATCTTGCGCGTCTGGCCCTCCCGCATCTTGCGTCGGCACTCCTGACATTCGTAATGGTCGCGTCTGAGGATGGACGCGCGCATGGACTTCCAGAGTCCTGAATGGTAAAAGCGTTGTTGTTCTTTGCGTGTCATGATGCGAATACAAAAAAGAGCAGGCTGTTAAACCTGCTCTGCACGATGGAGGTGAAAAGATGGAAACTCCCCGTCCTGGTTCCGGACGCTAATAGTATAAAGGATTGACACGTCCCCTGATTACCCTTTTTGAATAATCTTATGGATGGGGGTTAAATCTTTTTGGACACCTCAAAATAAAATCTCTGCCGGAGGGCGTAGTAGATATTCTTATTGATGGGGATACCGCGGTCGAACAGCTGAAAGTATGTCAGGCCCTGCGTCACTCCGAGTATGACCCACTGGGCGAGCGGACCCGCGACTTCCTCCGCTGTGTCCTCGACCAGCTTTTTCTTTCTGGCAAGTTCCGCGCGCCGCATGGCGATGTCGGAAGTAGCGTCGTACTGATTGGATGACTGCACGCGCTCCTTGTCGTAGCTGATGCCCTTCGACGTGTCCGGATCTGTGCGAAGTTCTGCGTCCCAGAGCGGATACTGTCGACAAAAGTGCACGACTGTCAGATAGACCTCTGACGGTACGAAGTATTTTGAATTTTTGGTTGGCGGTCTGTACTGAGTCATTTTTCCCTGAAAAAATCCTCCCTGTCTCTGAGTTGCTGCGATGTGTGCCGCGCGGCGTACTCTTTTGCTTTCCTTGCGCCGATGCGTGCGACCATGCGGTCAAGCGTCTTGCGGATATTGGTGTCGGCGCAGATTGATGCGTGCTCGTAATATCCGGTTGCCGGGTCGCGCGCCTCAAGTGCAGAGTCCGGCAGGACTGTAATGGCGATGTGGTTGTCGCGGGCATAACTGATAAAATCAAACATGTATGGCCTCCTGAAAAGGTTGGGTGGGGGAGTGTCAGATAACAGCATCGCCTTTTGCGCCGCACTCCCTCGCCGTGGTTGCACTCATGATGTCAATGCCGGTTTCCTCAAGAAGTGCATCGGGCACTCTGATTTCCCCGCGGACGTGAGCGTTGAAGATTTGCTGTGTATCGGCAATGATCGTAGTGATGCGGTTGAAGCCGAAGCCATACCGGCGGTGAAGCGATATGGCAAAAGCCGCATAGATAAGCGGAGTCAGTTCTTCGATTTTCCGCATGAGTCGCTGTTGGTAGCGCTTTTCCTGTTCGATAAAAATGTTATGCTTTGCCATCCGTCTCACCTCGCATCTTTTCAAGGACAGCGGCGATTTCGGGGAAATGACGGCCGGTTTTTCGCATCACTTTATATTTCACAGTCATGCAATATGTTTTCCCTTCCTCGTCAATATATCTGTCAATTTCTGTGCCGTTCATTTTGAGAATGACGAATCTTTTTCCGCTTTCGTTTTCAAACTCATCCCCTACGTGAAACTCTTCTTTCTCATGCTCGTAGGCTTTCAGCTTTTCTATGGCTTCGGCGGCGGTGTAGTCACTCAGAATTTTCGGCAGGTCATCACGGTCAAAAAGGTCAAGCATATACCCTACGGGATACCCTCCGTCAATCTCATAACAACCGATTTTTCTGCACGCTTCCCATGCATCGGCAAGACCACGCTGATATGCTTTTGCTTTTGCGCTTTCCTTGAATTCCTCGCAGTTTGCACACTGCTTTGTACCGTCCCTAAACCCTTTCTGATACGTCGCATCCATGCAACTAAGTTGACCGGGACAATATTCTCTTCCGGCTTCATACCCTTTGTCATACGCCTCTTTCCTGACCTGCTCAAGGTCAGGTTCGGTGTAAGGTTCAGGAAACACACTGCACATCACTGGTTCTCCCAGAATCATTTTCGTCTTGTAAAGATGCTCTTTTTCTTCCAGTTCGATGATATATATCTTTCCCATGCTTCACTCCTTTCCATCCATCTTCGCACCGCAGTTGGGGCAGAAATTAGTATTACCTGTCCACCTTGACACAGGATAACCACATGCAGAACATTTCATCCATACCTCTTTAAATTCATGATTTTCTTTTTGCGGTATCCAATACGCATGTACCACAGGAGCAACATCTGCGGCTGGAATATTGGAAATAGCTATTGTAGCCCTTGTCCTACTTATGTTATCAGTATATTCCCCCTCTCCTGTATCTAACAAAGCAAGTTCCTTTAGCGCATCTAAACGCTCAACATAATCTAAACGCTCAACATAATCAGTCATCGGTTTCCTCCTCGTACTTATCACACTCTGTATAAAACCGCCAGCTCCCCTTTTTGCATGAAACAAGATGATTGCCACCCATATCGAGTCCTCACGTTTTGAGGTTTTGACAG